CGAATGCGGAAACGTCCGATGGGTCAAGAATGCGGATCTCTTCCAGGTGACGAAGTGCAAACCCTGTACGATGCGCGAACGCCGCGCCCGCCGCTGGCAAAACAAGAAAGCCCGTATCGCCACTGCGCCCGCTGCGAAGAAGGCCACGAAAGGTGTCGCCAAGGCCCCGACCGCCAAGGTCAAGGGTAAAGGCCCCGCCAAATCCTCCAAGTAGAACGGAAAGCCTTACGGGGGCCACGGAGAGACTGCTCCGTGGCCCCTCTCGGCAGAAGGGAAGACCCCAAATGGCACCGAAACCGCTTCACCCCGACTTTGTGGCATTTCTGGTCCTTGGCGCTGTCGCCTATCTGTTTGCCTGGATCACTTTAATCAGCAAACATGCGATCAAATGGACCATAGCCATTATGGTAGTGGTCCTGCTCTTGGTGTGGACAGTCAGTGATGGTCACACCCAACGCTACCCAACTGGCCAACAGTACACCGAAAGGGGGGACAAGCAGTTCTGGATGGACCGTCTTGAACCCGATAACCCCTTGCACCATGACTTTGACCGGTTCCAGAAGTACGTGGACAAGTACGGTAACGGTCATGGATGGACGATAGAGGACACCCATAGGCAGTATAAGGGCCACGGCTTCTATGACGAGGACCTGCTGCGCCGCATGGGGCAGCCGGACCCGTTCAGGGGGCGGCCATGAAAGACGGGGATTGGTTCACCTGGCTGACCCTCATCATCGTTTTGTTGGCGCTGTACAACATCAAATGGCTGTTTTCCCCAAGTCTGATCTTTGGACCTGGAATGATCCCATGAAAGGAGGAACGATGGTAAAGAACCGAAAAATTGACGGGAAGGAAAATAAAAAGGACGTGGACCTTAACCGCGCTCTGACCGTCCTGTCAAAGCAGGCCAAGAACCTCGAAATAACGCTTCCGGTCCATTATCACCTGGCCGGTGAGGTCCTGCAGAAGATCAAGGAGATGAAAAATCGGGTGGAAACCTGGTTGGGGCCGCAATGCACGTCCGCGTACCAGGCATGGCAGACGGCATTGAACCAGAAAAAGGCCGCGCTCGCCCCGGTCCTGGAACTTGAAACGGGCTTGAAGAAGAAGATGTCCGAGTACCTGATCCTGGAAGACGAGCGTCGGCGCATGGAGATGTCTTTAGCCCAGGCCATGGAGACGGAAGACGGGCAGTTCATACCGGCACCAGCCGTCAGTGCGGCAACTAGTGCCGAGAGGATCGGTGCGGCCAATGACCTTGAGATAACCGTGGTGGACATCAACCTTTTCATCCACTCCATCGTCAATGATAGGCTTAACATAGACGTAAACGCTCTGTTCACGGTAAAGGTGTCCACGATCAAGGCGTTTGTCAAGTCCACCGGCATGCGCTCCATCCCCGGCCTCATCATATCCGAGAAGAAGACCATTTCAGTGAGATGAAACGAAGGGGGCCTAACGGCCCCCTCCTACCGCTTGTTCAAGTTCTCAAGATCCCACTTAGCGGACACCACTTTGGACAGGAACACGGAAGAGTCGTAATTAAAACAGTTACGATGGTATTTCTTCCACACGAAGGTGCCGTCAGGCTTCAACTGCACGGCCACTCGATCAGGCGGGTACTTTATTCCGTTTTCTTCCATATATGCGATGGCGTAACCGGCCAGTTGTAACGCCACGGTGGGAGACAGTTCAGTTACAGTTTTGATGTCGATGATGGTCAAGGCATCCTCTATCACGGCCACCCGATCCACCGCTCCGGCATAGTCATATTTTACTGAGAACACGCGCTTCTCAACGGCACGAATGTCCATCTTATGCTGTTGCCTGCACTTTATCCAGGCGTTGACGTACGGCACGTCCTGTTCCTGGTATTTAGCAAATGGCACGTCCGGATCATCGGGTAAGCACTTTGTGTTGAGGACATGAAGGGTGATCGGCTTCAATGGTGCACCGCCACAGTCGATTACTTGCGTAGCGAAATGTACTCTTGTCCCCAATTCGGTCTTATCGATGAAATTTTGGTTGTACTTAAGATGCTCAGGTAACTCAGGCAGCACCTGGGTGACGGACGGGCATGCCCTTCCATCCGGAGTGTGGTACTGGTGATTGACGGCATCGAATTTTATGGAACAAAAATTTTCGTTTCGTGTCATGTTTTTCTTATTGTTTATCATCGTCCTTGATTCCTTCCAGTAGTTTCAGTAAACGCTCCGGATCGACGTCCTCTCTCCTTTTCCGATAGTCGCGGTCATACCACCACCACCTTATCCGGACGTATGCATACGACACCAAATACACCACGATCACGATGACGATGACTACAGCTATTATCGTCCTTGCCACCTTTCACCCTCCCATTTAATTGGACGGATCCTCACGCCGAAAATAATTAGTTCTTTAACGTTATCGGGATTTTGATCGCCAAAACTCATCTTCCGGGCCGCTTTCCACTCTTCTTCTACTAATGTCCGGAATTCCTTTTCAGTGATGTGAATGTAGTAGGGTCGGCGTCCCTTCCACATCTCATAATTCGAAATTTGATTGCGTACGTCCATGCTGATACTCATTTTCTTTTCTTTTCTCCTTTCCATTTTTTGGCACGCGCCATCCTCATTACGTCTTCGACAGTAACTTCATCCAATAGACCCTCGTTCATTTCCCGTTTCGATTTTACCATATCGAAAATGTAACTATCAACCCCATCCGTAAGGAAGTCGATGTATATGACAGTTTCACGCTGCCCGTCCCGCCAATTTCGGCGCAACATTTGTTCACGGATCTTTGGCCTGGTGTGGTGTGAATAAATTAAGGCGTAAGTGGCTTCATTGATGGTCAGTCCTTCATGGCCGGTATCGTCCTGCAGCACCAAAACGGCACGGCCTGGGTGCTGTTTGAATTCGGTCAACGTCCTCATCCTCTCGGTCACGTTTAACGATCCATCAAATGGCCAAGTAGGTATGCCTTCATATTTTAACCTGTTCCATATCATTTCGACTTCCGCAGTGTAATGGCACCACACTAAAATTTTAGATTCCGTAATCTCCTTTATTACCGACATCATGTCGTCAAGCTTATCGGTGTTCAATGTGATGGCATTCTTGTGGTCGTCGTAAATGAAACCGCCCGTGATTTGCTGCGCCTTCAGCAGGACCGTTGCTGCCTGTTTGGCCGTGATGGTATTGCCTTCGAATTTCATGACTTCATCTTCAAGGAACTTATCGTACATTTTCCTGGACTGTTTTGACATTTCAACGCGCCGTATTTGGAACACGGGTTCCGGTAGATCAAGTACGTCAACCGTACGGCACCGGTATCCATGGGTCTTGAGCATCTGCTTGATGGCGTTACGGTGGCGCACCCCGACAAGCTTCTTGCCTTCGTATCCTCCCCATATTCCGTATTCCTCTTTAAACGCCTTCCATGTCATGTGGCCGATACATTCCGCCGATAGAAAGTCAAGCTGTCCGTACGCATCCATGGGGCTGTTGGCAAATGGGGTGCCGGTCAATATCCGGCGAAACGCACAATATTTCTTTAGGGATAAAGCTTGCTGTGTCCGTAAAGATTCAGGATTAGTCAGGGCCGTGGACTCGTCCATCACCACCATACATTTGGTGCATTTGGTGAGGAAATCAATAACATTAACATACCCTCTGGCATCGGTGCGTTGACCGGTAATGACCCTTCTCCCCCATTTCTTTTTGGTTTTCAGCCCCGCCACCAAAGCATCATAGTTTATGATAAACCATTGCATCTTCCCATATCGTAATGGCGTAACCGGCACCATTTCGCCGTCCCAATATAGAATGCGCCAATCATGCCAGTTGCCATGGATCTGCAACTGCTCCAACCACACTTGAATGACTGACTTTGGGCAGACCACGAGCACGGATTCGACCTTATCCTGGCTGTTCAGGATCATGACATCATCAATTACAGTTTTAGTTTTACCGAGTCCGGGCTCCATGAAATACGCAAAGAATTCACGCCCGCCGCATTTGGCCAACGCTTCAACCTGATGTGGCCTGGGTTTGGTCTTAAATACCGTGCTGTGGTCCCGTAAAAGGTTATCGATACGTATGCTGCAGTCCATAACTGGCGGCATCAAGTTACAATTGAAGATTGCATTAACTTTTGCTATGTTTTCTGCAGTGGCAAACGCCCAAAATTTATTTTCCTTTTTCCCCGTCCAGTGTGCTTCTTGCATCACGGTCTTAAACGGCCGGTTCAGTTTCCTCTCCAGTACCTTCGTCATCGGGATCATAATTTTTCCGACCTCTATTTTGATCTCGTCCATTCGCCCCCACTCTCCTCCCCACCACCGGCCCCTGTACCGATAGCTGTTCCTTGATTATTACATTCGGGTTCTTTTTCGATTCCTCTACTTTACCGCATACCACACAAATTTTTACGTAACTCGTCGTTTTAGCAGCAAACGATTCAACCACTTCAATTTTATGGATCACACCACCGCATTCAGTGCACGGTTTCAACATTTGGTACCTCCACTTTCGTTTCAATTAGTCTGTAGATCGGAAACCAATCAAGGAGTGTGTATTCATGGATCCCCTGCTTTATATTCTCGTCCGGGTCCCACACCTCATGGCCCGTCCATGCGATCGAGTGCGGGGTCCCCGTCTTGCCCACTACCGAAACGATGGCCGGGATGCCGAATATTGGTATCTTCACCATCAACGTGTCTTCCTCTTTCGGCAGTTTCTGTCCGTCGCCAAAGGTTCCTCCCACACCCATGACGATCCCGTTTAAGATAAGAAATCGATATGCTTCAAACAGGGTCATCGGTCCTTCATGGCCGATTGCTTTCATTACGTCCGGTAACGAGATTCCCGTAATATGGCTCACTACTCTGATTAAACAATCTTTTCCATTGCTCATTTCTGCCTCCCCATTAAAATTCGGATACGTCGTCCAAATCCTTTGGCGTAACGTCCATGGTTCCATCATACGGTGAATACCACACTTGAACGGCACGGTCTTCCACTTTAACTTTGGTGTGGTCGCACCCAACTTGCCTTAAGGCCATCCACATATCGGGGTTTTGGATCGGCCTGAATCTCTTCTTTTTGAGAAACGACACAAAGTCCTGACTCCTGAAAGCGATCACTTTCGCCCCATTCAATTCAGTCAGGCACGGTATTCCCCGTGTCATGGCCCCACGGTCCACGTTTCTTAGGCCAAGGGACATGAATTCCCTTAGCATGTCATACAGGTCCCCATACTTTGAAGCATCCTCTGGCGCTTCCAATTCCTTAACATCCTTCATTCTGGATTTTAGGATCTGCGCCCATTCCTCCCTTTTCATGAACGGCCATATTAGATTGTGCAATTCCATGCCCCTTTTCCTAATAACCTGATAATCCATCAATTCCTCAGTAGTTAGTCTCGTGTCCTTTCCATTAAGATCAACGATCCAATGCGGGGGATCGGTCATAACTTTTATGATTCTGCCCATCATTAAATTGTCGAATGAATTTGGCATGGTGCCGATGCCGAATTGTATTTGTGCACATTTTAATCTATCACAATGCTCGGCTATCAGCGGGTCGGTGCACCGATACCGGTAATCCTTCTTGTCCACCGATTTGATGATTTTTTCTAATTCCTTACGCGGAAGCGGTTGGTCGCATCGCTCCATATTAATTTTTACCAGCCGGTCCTCCCAATCGGCAGGGTGCGCCCTTTTAAGGAATATCGCCATGTTAAATAATGTTTCATTCCTATGCGATATCGGAATCCCATTTTCCATAGCCCACACTAGACAGGGCGGGGATTCGGCACTCTTTCCAGTGCCATTGCCATCGAGGGTTATTTCCATCGATTTCATTGAATCGACCAGGTCCAAGAAACCGGTCAATTCAGCATTTTCGCCATTGATAACGGCCACCCGTTCCGAACTGTTGTAATATGGCAAGTTTATCCAGTTGCCGGCTTCACCGTCACGTAGCCTGGTCTGTTTGGGGAAAATTTCACTATTACCGTACCCCAATCTTGATGCATATGATGACAAGTTCATTTGCATCACTGAAGCCGGGACCCCAGGCAACGGTTGAAACGAGTAAAGATGGGCGCCCCCTGATTTGCTTCTGCATACTACCAAGGGAATGTCATACTCTATTACTTTCTTTTCCAGTTCAACGTGATTTACACCGTTGTTATCTATGTCAATGGCCCCAAATATGCACATATTTTTGTCGTTTACAGGAACGATTCCAAGGCCCTGTTTTCCTTCCAGGTGCTTTGTGTACAGTTCCTTACCAACCGGTTTTAAGATGGTCCTGGCCTGGCCGTTCAAGTATCGGCCATACGCTCTATTCAGGCCGGAAAATACGGCCATAAATCTCGTAACTACCGATTCGTCAATCATAGGAGGTTCCCTCTGTAATCACTTCAGTGACCGCGTCCATGATTGCGCGTTCACTTATTGCGATGAATCTGCTCGTTTCACTGGTCAAGAAATTTAATTTTGATTCCAGCCACCTCCTTATTCGTCCTGGTCGCACTGCGTAACGCTCCAGCCAGATGGTCGCTTCGATGGTATCGGACAACTTGATCAGTGCTTCTTGTAAATCTTTACAACTTCCGTTTTTCGGAACTTCCGTTTTGTGATTGGATGGGGTATCACCAGTTTCGGCCTCATCCAAGTCATGAATCAGGATAGAGGCTAAAATGTTCTGTAATTCCGTGACCCTCAGCTTCTTCATCAACCGAAGACATACCGCCATCACTCGGAAGGAGTGATCCGATACGCTTTGTGGTTTCAACATGTCTACGATCACCCATCGTGGGACATGCGACAGCCGTAACGTGTTTTGAAAGGCCATTTTGTCCATTGTCTCTCCTAAACCGGACCTTTTCCCCAATTATAGTGGCTTTTTCGTATATCATGCGATCAAGCATAACGCGCCCATGTCCGAATCCGGTTAGTACCAGATCGAACATAATTTGCACATCCGCCATCTCCATCATAACCTGACTACGACCGCACCTCTCGCGCCGCAGGTGAGAGATGGCAACGATCAATTCGGCGCACTCCTCCTGCAGCGCGTTGAGGCAGAAATCGAGGCCATCAACCATGATGGCCTCTTGTAACATCGATTTGTATTTTCTACGATTCATCGACATCACCTGTCCACGGCCTTTCCAATACGTTACCATGACGGGGGCCGGTGCCGATCCACCGCACAAACGGCGTACGAATGTGCAGTCCGTGATTGATGCACACTTTACGGTACGTTTCTTCGATCTTCAATATCATGGCTTGGGTCCTTATGGCATTGAAAGTCGGATCTTCCTCCAGGTAATTGACGAAGTTAAGAAACACGCTGGTGGGGTCAAGCCGATAGATCATCCTCTCCAACGCCTTGTACGAGAAGGTGAAAATCCGACGAACCTTTTTGGTCACCGTCGTCTTTTCCGGTTCCACCCCTGGAAAATCGCCCCATTCGACCTCTTGCTGATCATCATAAACCGGCCCACTCCATCCGATCTGGCTGCCATCTTTGTCAAACGCATTGCCCACCCGAATGGGGAAAGTGCGCATCACTACGTATCTATCGCAGTTGATGAGGAGTGCCTGAGGAATCGCGCAATCCGACAACACTTGCCACGGCGTGACATCCCGCGCCGTGCAGTAGGGGTAATGGGACCCGGTATTCACCCCCAATTCGAACCCCTGAGCTGATTCGATCTGTACCGTCCGCGCCAAACACAGCAAATTAACATACTCCTTGTCGGACACTATACGGGCGGGGGCGAACTTGAGATGGGAATAATCTCGCACTGTACAATCCGGTTCTCGCATCACTTTTGATGCCTGGGCTGCACCCACTCCTTTACAGGTGGAAGAGATCGAATTCAATTTTTTACACTCAATGTCCTTGTGCTCTTGCGTGATGACAGCGGCACGTTCATGGATATAAATTTCCGGCGCAAGTCCTCCCCGAACTGCGCTCATCATATCCATTTCACGCAGCAAGATTCTTTGATCTATGATTGATCCTGGACCGATCAAGACCATAGTGATTTTGGGGCCGGTAATCGCCGCCGTTGGAAGTTGTTGCGTCATGATGGTTTTACCATCATCATACACATAAGTATGCCCGGCATTGGCCCCGAAATTGCATACTACCACGTCCGGTTCCACCAAACGAGACAGGTACCCGCACAACAGCCCCTTGCCCGTGGAACCCCATTGACCGTCAATGATCATGTAAGCTCTAAACATTCGTCCTCCTTTACAATTTCGACCGCATGGTCGTCCAGAAGTGAGTTAGGTCAGTGAAAATGACATCGGCGGTGCACGACAACATTAGATTGACTTCGAACCGCGCATCATCACCGCCCCGACGGAAGTCGGTACGTATTGCATACACGATTTTACTGATGGCATGGGCGAAACCGCACTCCCATGCGGTGCCGGAATCGGGGTCTGAACGATCGAATATGGCCACCACGAAATCGCATCTCCTAATCGCCGCAATATTGGCAAGGCAAATGTTCTCTAAAATGCCCTCGTTGTTGTCTCTTTGAGGTAAAAACACATTATGCCCCATCGTGGTCAATTCGTTGGCCATTTTCAGATTCCATTCACGCTCAGCATGGGAAAAGCACGGTGCTGCAAAATAGATTTTCATTTAATTAACCCTTTCATTGCCCGCGTCAACCATCCACGAATATACTTTTCCTTTTTCGGGTCCTTTTTCGCCAGTTCCAGGCACATGGCAGCTTGATACACTGCGAACGCCAATCTTAGGATCTGTTTGTCCCCGGCCATGCAGAGCGTGTTGACCGCCACTATCGTTTTCGATCCGATGATGCCGTCTTCCTGTAAGTCAGCGAACAATTTGCCCTCTCGGTTCAGTACATTCAGCGCCTGCTGCATGGCACGAATCGCTCTTACCGGATTAAACAGGACGCCGGCCTGAAAAAATTGATTAGCCACATCCTGGTCCGCGATATGATCGCCGCCCACGGCCTCCCAAAACTTTATCCGATAAAAATCTGCCACCATGGCCTCAATCATCGGCGGCGGTTTTGTAAGTGCCGCAGCCAACTCGGTCACGGTGTTACATGTAGTTTTCAATTGATCGATGAACGGCCACCCGCCCCAGGACGGATGAAATCTCCTCGCGATCCCGCGATAAGTTTCCCCGCCTGAATCAACGGGGTCATTGACGTAGCCGCCTTCAATCGGCCCTAAATACAACAAGCCCTCATTGAATTTCGCCATCTTAAGCCCCTTTCGTTGCTTGCCACCAATCGTCACCCATCCCGATATCAGCATATACCGGAACCCTCATTTCTGGACAGTCTTCAAGTATCGACGCCATCACCTCCTTGATTTCGTTTTCCGCGTCTATCGGACCGAGAAGATTAAATTCATCATGTACCGGAAGCATGAATTGTACGTCGGTGCCATATGAAGCTTCCACCAATTCACAACATTTCTTTTTCATCATATCGGCTGATGATCCCTGGAACACATAACCCGCCGCTTTATGGCACCCGTATCGATTCGGGAACCTAAGTTTTCTACCGAACAACGTGCGCACAAACCCCACGGCCTTTGCTTTCCGTTCAGCCGTCAATAGCATCTGTCTGACTTCCGGTAACGTTTGATGGTAGGTGTTGAATATCTTTTTGGCCTCATCGCCCGCCCGTTTGACTTCCTTTCCGTACACGATTTCGATACGGTATGGCAAGCCGCATTTCATAGCCATAAGTCCCTCGCCCATGCCGAACACCAACCCAAGGTTCAATTGTTTGGCATGGGGGTCACGAATCAATCCCGTCAGATCGGCCACCGCCTGATGGTAGTCAATAGTCTTATCCTGCTTGAATTTCTCTATCAGGGCCGGGGATTTAGTGTAATGGGCGAACATGCGGAATTCGAACTGACTCCAATCGGCACGAAACCACTTCATTCCGGACACCGCCACGAACAAGGACCGTATGAGAGAAGCAAATTCATCGTTGCGTTTTGGGATCTGCTGCAGATTAGGATCGCTTGCCGATAACCTACCGGTCTTTACCCCGTAATCTTCAGTTTTTGTCTGATTGAGATTACAATGAATGCGCCCATCGTCATGCGCATGGGAACGAATGGTGTCGATAAAAGTTTCGATCATTACCCTGATTGATCTCAATTTTAAAATTTGTTTACACAGCGGGTGATCAATTGCCTTTAATGTGTCCTTGTCGAATTTTCCGTTGCCGGAAGCCGACATGGCGCACTCTAGACCAAGATGATCAAAGGCGTACAGTAGATCTTTATTGGACTTTACGTTAGTGGGCCTGCCCACAAGATTGTTTATTTCCTCTTGCACTTTAACCCACATTCGTTTAAGACCTTTTTCGCTTTTCTCCAACCTCTCCATGTCGATCGGCACACCTATGCGTTCAGTCCACCAAAGCGCCCTGGTCGTCTTGCGCTCCAACTCGCTCACTTTCCATAAATCCTGTTGAGTGTATTCCTCCATTTGTCGGTTATAAAGCATTTCCACACATTTAACGTCACCTATTCCATAATAAGCTACCATGTCCCTAGGCGCATGAACGATGTGCTTCATTTGCGCTTTTCTCGTAGGCTCGCCACCAAATTTCGCGGCCAACCATTCAAGCAGCGCTTTATCCTCCTTCCTAAGACCGAAATGGGATTGGCACAATTCTTCAAGATGGTACGATTTCTGATGGTCGTCCACCAGGAATTCCCCTACAGTGGTACAATGCCATCTAGAATTAAAAATAGCATTGTTATCGACACCCGCGTTAGCGCACATGTGCATGTCATATTTAACATTGTGTCCAACCACGATCTTGGCACGAGTCAGGTTCTCATTGAGCCATTTCACCATCTTTTCCACATCAGTGACGGCAAATTTACCCGCGCCCCACCCCACTTGGAACATGAATGGCTTATCTTTCATGTAATTCAAGCCGGTGGTTTCAGTGTCCAGAAACAACACATCCCCTTCATTAAATCTAGGCAATGATTCAATTTTAGTTATTTCCGCTCTCATCTCTATTATCCCCTTATGAATGAATTGTCGCCTATCATGTATAAACTTTCTTTGGCTCTTGTGATCCCAACATACCATACACGTAACTCTGAATCCAAATCATCAGAAAATTGTGCGTTCTCCACCCTAATGGTGCAATTACAGTCAAGGACCACGCGATCGGCCTCCTCACCTTTAAAGCCATGTATGGTGGACACCGTAACTATTTCTTTGGAATTTAGATCCACATTGAGCAGATATTTCCCCTCATTATAATCAATCTTTTCCCAATTGATGATGTCTTCTTTTTTCTCACTTCCATCCAATTTCCTCGCCTGCACCCTCATCGTCATTAACGGATTCATGAATCCAAGCGAGTCATCAAGGTACTCATAATCTTTATTGGCCACAGCCCGAATAACTTTCGCATGCCTGGATTCAAAGGCTGAACGGCCCCCGGCAATTCTGAACGGCACTGCCAGCATGGTCAGGAAATCTATCACTTCTGACATTCGCCACCGATCACGGACGAGGACCAGATGCGGCGCAGGAACATTATGGAATGCGTGTTCGTAGGACCCAAACATGTCAAGCACTCCATCGACCGGCCTGGGGAGCCAGGATTTTTTCTGCCTAGAAGATATTTTGTTAACCACTTTGTTAGCGGCTTCGTGAATACGTCTTGGACAACGGTAACTCTGATTAAGAATGAATTTGCTTTGCGATTCGTTAACCATGATTGCAGGATCGGCCCCGTTAAAGGTATATATACTTTGGTCGTCGTCTCCTGCAAGAATAATTTGTTCCGCATCCATAGCGGTAATAGTTTTCCACTGCAAGGGGGTGAGATCTTGACTTTCATCCACAACCACGGCCCGGAACCCAACCTTATAAAGAACGCCAAGTCTTGTCGCTTCTTCAAGAATGTCTGTGAAATCGAGATAGGCTCCTTTCTCTTTCCATTCCTTATATAGATTGAGATAGAATTCAAAGGAGTCCATGGTGATGACATCGTTGTAGTTAAACATCGTTTTACTGTAGACATCTTTTGGGTCCCCCTCAATGTTCCTGGCCAAAGAGTCCGTGTTAGTCACGATATAAGCCACGTTAACGTCAACGCCATGCATATCAGCAAATTTTTCCGGGGTGGCCACATCCGATTTAGACAGACCAAGTTCATGAAAACACAGGGAGTGAATGGTCCCGACATACAAGGAAGGAACGGGCTGCAGCCTCGAAGTCAATTTTCTGGCTGCAGCCCGTGAGAAAGAAAGTACGGCAGTTGGCATACCGTAGTATTTTTCATGCACCCATGGCATGACTCTGGTGCACAAAAAAGTGGTCTTCCCGGTTCCTGGAGGACCGAAGTATGCCGTAACGTACGACATAGCACCTACAACTCACTAGCAGCGTCCTGCGTAGTGTTGAGGCTGAGGAAGAACCCCTGATTCTCGGCTTGGATGGCCTGTACGGTAGTGTAAAGTTCCTTCTGCACCCACCCTTCGTGACGAATGCCGAAATTGTAATACACTTGACGCTGCCGATTAGTCTTGCGAACCGAATGGACAATGTAAGAGACCCCGATCATGGTCCGGAATTTCTTAATCATCTCCGCAAAACTACGCGCTACCCCCAACTTCGTGGCCGAATTGAACTGCAGAACCACCGGCTTTAATTCGCCTTCGACCAATTCAGGAGTGACGCAAAGGTAATCGATGGACACCTGGACCTCGTTGCCCTTAGTGACCCCGGCTTCCATCTCCTCCTTGGTGTTGTAAGCGGCAACGAATCCGCCGCCCATTTTGCGCGGAACCCATTCAACCCATTGCTTGCGAACGATGATGGGAATGATGCGGATTCCAGCTTCACCGCCAAACACATATTTGTCCGCGCCATCGACCACGACAATGTCGCCCACTTCAGCTCCTTCAACGTAACGCTCATCGGCCTTATCCAATTCAGGGGACAGGGCCTGCATCAATTTGACGACGGGGAGCAAGTTTCCGGAATCGACAGGGGCGTGGACGTCCTGTTCCTCAACGTAATCCGGACGGTCGCCCATTTCAGTGGCCACCACTTGTGCGGTTTCCTCTTGCCATGCAACGGGCGTAGGCGGGACCGGCGGGGCCTTGGGCGGGACCGGCGGGGCCTTGGGCGGGGCCGGCGGAGCCTTGGGCGGAGCCTTGGGCGGGGCCTTGGGCGCAGGCGATTTAGTGTTTGCGGTTGGTGCCGGTGCTGATGCCGATTTGGCGAAAGTTTTTTGAGGCATGGTATTCATTCTCCTTTAACGTTAACATTCTGTAAGTTTCAGTTGAGCGGTGGTATTTTAAGAATCTTCCTCCCCCTTTCCTAAGGACTTCAGCAGTTACCAACCCGATGTTGACCGGATCTCCGACTAACACAATCACGTCATTGTCTGGATCATAGGACATCAATTTGTCTTTGATTTTTGACACATGGACGCGAATGTCCTCGTCATCGAACAACGGGCAGTCGCGGGTACACAATATACGTACCTCATCGACTTGATTCACCACCGACGAGAAATTTTTCCTGCCATCGTCCTGGATGATAAAAGCTTTCATTGCGACTCTCCTCTCGATTCAACTTAATTGTACCACGCGGCGGCTTGGCCTGTCAAGGTCACGCCGCCGCGTCTGAGCTATTGAATGACGCCTTTGACACGCTCAAAGGTGCGGTACCCACCAAAGCCCAATAGCGCACCCAATACGATCAACAGATATTCGGCATCCGGCAACGGCGGTGGGGTGATTCCGGCAAGCTTTGTAGTCCAGAGAACGGATATCTTAAGGAGCCACTCCGCGATCGGGAATCCGATGAAGACATAGAAAAGGGCAATGTTACAGATCCAAAGCGTAGTCGGCCTAGCCCGACGCTGGTAGGCGTCCTGGCTTGAGGCGTCGATCTTGTTGATCTCGATCTGCCCCATGCGCTCTTCATGCTCCATTTTAGTGGCTTCAGCCGCAATTTGGATGCCGAGGTTACGAAGCTCCATTTCGGCCTGAATCTGCTTGTCCTTATCAGGGACGAGCTTCTTGATGATGTCCATTCCGCCGTCCACCACTTTGCCGACAGTGTTGGCAATAAGATCACTGATGATGGGAATCATTTTGCCCCCCTTTCTCATTTTAAAGACAGCCCCAACACGGAAAGGACGATGGCCAATCCGAACCCGACGCCGAATGAAACCAGCACCACCTTCCCGTGCTTCTTCCAGAACCCTTCCGCCTGGGCCTTATTGGCGGCGAGCATGGTTTCGATGGTGGTTCTGCTGTTCTTGGCCTCCGTTAACTTCTCTTCCACGGCCTCTGCCACGACCTTTTTCAAATCGTTCAGTGAGATACCCATTCGCCCCCCTTAAACTTTCAGTTTAGCAAAAAATACGTTATAAGTGTAGGCGGATCCTGCCGTCACGTCAATGTATATACCATTTTCCATATACATTGGTGCCGGATAAAACCCGCCCCCGGTCCCGTCCGGACCGATGATAAACCAATCATCCCAAACATCTCCGCTGGCGGACGTGTTGTCATAAATGTTAAGAACCACATCGGCCACTTTATTGGTTTTAATCTTAATGCCCAAGATCAGACAAGGCCCGGTACAGATCAAAGATGAAGAAGTCTTGGGCTTACTGGCATGGCCGATGACTCCGATATCGTTGGCGCGATTAAGAATAACCTTGTCTGCTAAGCTCATTTTTAAGTCTCCGCCGCAAAGGTGCAATCATAGGTGAACTGAATCTGATCGCTTGAAATCACGTTAATGGCCGAAAACACTGAACGGTCCATCAACGTACCGGAGGTCGATGCTGAAAATACTCCATGCTCGGTAATGGCACGGGTTCCAGTGTAACTGATCGTACCCACCGTACGGTAAATGTTAGCAGCGGCCTCCGCCTGGGACCCTGAAACCCGCGATTCGACTTCAGTGCCTAATGCGGTATCGGTATTCGCTTCCGCCACCACCCCGGTGCCGCTGCCATGGTATTTAAAATTACTCAATGGGTAGGTGCCGCTGTTCTGCAAGGAATCAACGATGTAATCCCTAAAGGCGACAGTGACCTTCCTGATCGAAATGACGCCAAAATCCTTACGGGTTCCATCCTTGCGGATGAGGACGGCGGAAAGTATCCCCCAAATCTCGGTCATCTCCCCCTTGGTCGAATCATGGATCGCTTTCAACACCTCACTCGCCGTTCTCCCGCGAGGAAGCTTCCCTTTCCTTATCTTTCGACCGAGCCTCCAACTCTTAAAACGGGTCCACAACGTTTCCTTAATCTTTCCGTTAACGTCTCGCTTTTCCTTCTTCATCGCCACAACCTCCCAAGGCTTAGTAGTTTGTTAAGTCCATTGTTAATTATTCTTTTTACCCTAACATAAGGTGAACTTACAACAATCTGCGTTTGAAGCTCTCCGGAGATGGCACCGAGAGCGCCCGACAGCGAGCGGGTGAGGGTCAGCACCGCCGCGACTCCCCCCATCGCCGCTGGCATTATACCAGATCGGATGATGGAAGTCAATTTAAATACACTTCCGGATGGTGCGGGGAGCGTTCCGAAAATAGTCCGTGCCGTGCGGCGCTGAATGGCCCCGGCGGCGTTCGGCATACCTCCGGTAAGGCTCCTGGAGATTAACTTGACGGTACCGCCGACGGGGGCCGGGAATGCCCCGGTGACCGTTCGCGTCATTGATATCTGAGTGCCCAAGGAACCGGACGCAGACGGCATGGCACCGGCAAACGCCATGAACATCTTTTTTGATGCTGAACCGTACGGGGCGGGCATGGCACCGGTCCTGGATACTGATATCAGCCTTATTGCCCCTCCTACGGCAAACGGCATGACACCGGCCAACCCTTTAATGGCCTTTTTTATCACAGCGCCCGTGGCAGCGGGCAAGGTTCCATCTATGCTCTTATAGTATAGAGTACCCGCTGATGATATGGTTATTTTCGGCGTGACGGTGTAGGTATCTAAAACAGTTCCATTGTTAGTAATTCGGAACTCGATTTCATCGTTGGAGGATAGACCGGAAGCCGTGATGATCGACCATTCGAGCTCGGTGTATTTTAAGTTGTTCAAATCGATTGACGGCAACGGGTTAGTGTCGTCGGAAATTTTACCGGCCTGAAAATCAGACGTTGACTTACCGCTCGGCGCGGTGAGCTGCGCAGTCGTAGCAGTTGCCGCGCCGGATGCTATGTTGCTCGACGCCGAAAGATTTACCCGTTCTGGATCAGTAAGCGCCGCAGCCGACGATATGACTCCGAAAGCCCAACTCACTTACGCCACCCTACGAATGCTCCAAAAGATAATTCGGTCAGTTCCAGACAACTTAGTAACGGTAAAGTCCCACCCTTCTCCAAGGATAAATGACGGGGACACAAATATCGGCTTGCTCTGGTTGTTTGTAAAAATCCATTCTTCAACCAACCATTGCGTTCCACTAGCATCGCATTTTTCGTAGAGTCTAAGTCGATACTGATCAGCAGCCGAAACATTAGACAAATCAACGAAAAATTGATAAACCCCGTCCGTAGTCTGCGGAGTCAACGTCGTTCCGTCATTCGGCAAGCTGTATTCGGAGCTTGAGATTGTCGCGTTGTCATTCGTAAAAGTGATTCCCATTTTAGCCTCCTATCCCTATAGCGACTGCCTCGGTTCCCTCGGCCGTGCCTGATGCGCTTCCACGCACATAAAGTGTTCCCCCGGCTGGCACCTGCCACATTCCATGGATCGATGGGCTTCCGCTTTTCTCAGCCGTCCCAGGATTAAACATGGGCAAACATGGTATAATCGTAATCATGTTTGTCCCGTTGGGGCTGTAGGCAAGCTCTGCAAAATACCCTTGGTTTGTTGTCACAGTGACATTGTTTCCCCATGCAAGGGTCCAATACCAGCAGGGCCTCGTTGTCGTACCGAGGGACGTCCATGACCCCCAAGCGGAGGTGTTTCCGCAAGTGAACGGGGTTCCTCCGTTTCCACTCACGCCGATCGTTTCACTATATTGTCCAGAAAAAACATTCTCCGGGGCCGCCGGAAGGCCAAAGAACCAGGCAGCCACCCGAAACGTGGTTGTGACATTCGATTGGCCGCGCACACCGACGGAACTCCCATTCTTAATAAATAGCGGGAATAGAAACCACCGGCCACCGTCTACGGCATTGCTGGCTTGCGGGACAAAGATATTGTTTATCCCGCCAAGCTGGCTGTAGCTCGTCCCGCCATTCGGGTCGATCCCGATGTCCATGAGGATGTCGCGGATGGCAGCCGATGTGTTTCCGGCCACCACCCATACGCGCATAAGATGGCAATCCCGCACAAGGTTCGCGCCACTGGCAAGCTGCACATAACTCCCCTTCGATCCGCTACCGGGCGTAACGGACACCCCCGGCGTTGACGACGGAGTGGTCTGCAGGCTGTACCACCAATTGAATCCTGATTTTCCGGCTGAAATCATATGTCACCTCATTGGGGATTGATTACCGGCTTCCAAATCCCAAAGCTCCCACCGGAAGGTTTGTGCCGATATTCAAGTTTAAACTGTCTCTCAGTCGGATCTCCGGTGGCATTGATTAAGAACCGCAGTCTGGTCACTGTCGCCGCCGCCAAATTGATATTGGTGTCTTGCGCTGCCTTCCATGTTGCGGCGGATTCGCTGCCATCGTCGTTGCGAAAGCGAAAGCCTTCTTGTTCAAGTATTCCCGTCGATTGCTCCTCGACGCCGCAGCGGAACATGTACCGCCCGGTCCAATCAGTACCGCTTGGCAAGGTGCTTGGCAGGCCGCTTGAATAATCATTTGTATCATATCTTACATCACCGGTAGACCCGCTAAGGTAATATCCATCGTAACTATTGCCGAAAAACCAAAAGCGGTAAGAAGCGCCTCCAGTTAATTGATCCGTTCCAGCATCATAGGAATATCCTTGCCACCCAGAAACTTCGCTGTTGGGGTCGTATGGGCCATATTGGTGCACCCTGTTGCCTGAATTGTCATAGATCCCCAACCGAAGCCCACCATCATCGGCGTTTTGAACATAACATTGCATCCGGCGCACCAACATCGTGCCGCTACCGGGACAAGTATAAGAACGGTTATAGTTCCAAATGGATTGATTGCCGGATATTGAATCCCATGAACCGCCCCCAGGATTGCTGCCGTCCGAAGAGCACTCTCCAAACCATTGAATGGCCATTAGACAACCTTTTCGGTCGCATTCCCGTCAGGGATGAAGTAATCGTCCCTGGTCATGTCGGCCCGCTTCAACTTGCCTGGGTTGTTGGTGTTGTAAGTTTGGATGTTTGTCTTCATTGCGTTGTATGCAGCATCACGATCCGCTGCGTTGACAAAGGTCCCAGTGATAATCATGCGAAATTCCGCGATCATGTGTTACCTCCTATTCATTTGGCACATCAAATTTTAGATCTAACCGTTCTTTCACCGCGCTCATGAATCCGATTTGTAAAGTCCGATTGTTTTGCTGGACTCTAGCCAATTCCTCTATTGCCAATCTCAACCGTTCCATGACAGACGTTCCAGCTTTGAAGTCTTGTTCCATACCCAATGCACATGAATGTCTCATATCATGGCACTCCTCTCTCAATATGAACTTCAACGCCCCATTAGCATCGGAGATCCTCATGGATTGATCCGATAATTTTTTCTCAACATCAACGATCCTCCTTTCCAAGTTAGGTACTTTCACTTTCATCACCACCAGGAACGCCACAGCGCCACCAGCAGTGCAAGAAATCATGAACGTTATAATCTGCCAATGAGTCGTAATCCATTCAATCAATTTTTATTCTCCATCCCGCCAGGGAGATCTTCCGGGTCTTCATTTGGGTAATCTCCACGTTTACGTATAACGTCCCAAGTAGTTGGCCTGTTTTTCATTGCAAAACTAATGTTAAGTTCATACCCAAATGGCAATGGATGACCATGGAGCCATTCTTTAAATTTATCGATAGGGTCATCAATCAAATTTTCAAGATTGCGCATGCGCCAATCCCAACTGGCGGTTGGCCAACGCTTGATTAATTCTTCAAATTCATCTTTTTTGTTTTTGCTCATGGTTAAATCCTTAAGGGAATTCAGCATTAGCGACGATATGGGCACGGATATCGCAAGCTGATTTTGATGCACTTGTCGTTGCGGTGAAGACGGCACTCGTTTCGCCCACCATCGCTGACGTTGCAGCGACGTCAGCGGCAGTGGCGATGGAATCATATGCGTATCCGGACGCTCCGCTATTTGTGCTGTAAACCGTAACCGATGGGATCGCTCTCTTGCGCGTTTTGAACGGAAAATTAAGCGCAGTGCTGTAACTCGCTGACGGCAACGCAGTCAGGCGGAACCTGACGCCACCATAAACAGCCGTCGCAGTTCCTGGCGGCGTGTCATGGTCATAAGTCTTTTCATAGTACTGCTCACATAATTTAAGCGTATCGTTAAACGGCAAGCGCTCAAAATCCGATGCCTGTTTGCCGATACATAACTGGACCTCTTTAAGATAAAAATCATGTGTCGAAGCCACCCCATTCACCTGGGCTGAAGTTGCCACTTTATCGGTTGACTGCCAGGCGTCCTTGGTCGCATGCCAATTGCTACCGGCGGCGAGCGTCCAATCGATATAGATGCCCGCCTCATAAGTAAAATTCCATGTTCCCGATTGGCCGTCATGCATTTGGAAAGGAACCTCAACTAATTGCCAAGTGTTGGCGGCATTAATCGTGTATTCCTTAATTAAACTTCTGTCAATGCCATTATTGCGAAAAGAAACACAATGGATTCCAGTGATCCCACTGCGCACCAAAAACTGCAAACAGCAATAGCGCCCCATAAGTTTACGAATGTCATAGCCCATGATCACATAACGGAGACGGACACGGTCATCTGCCCCGATAGACGTATCAGCCCCCGTGATCTCCAACCGACACGAATGCCCAAATTTTCCAGTCGGCACGGTCGTCGAATGATGGATGTTTGCCGTTACTGCCATACCGGAGACTATAGTAGCACTGAAACGGTCAGGCCCATGGTATACCGTTCCATCAGCATTGACAGCCTGACTGCCCCCAGACCCATGACGCTGGCACACATCCATGTCACCGTTAATGATCACCGATCGACGCCCAGGGTAAACGAATTCGTACTCACCGGCATCGTTAACCACTAACGCCAGATCAACGTCAGTTGTACTTTTCGATGGCAAGTCTATGGTAGAGGCTGACGCAGCGGCGGCATCAGCCGAAGCATCTGCCGCCGCTGCGTCCGCCGCTGCCGTCGCCGCGTACGATTGCGCACTAGCAATGTCATTTGCCGTAGGCCCGTTCACGAGGGCATCAGCAGCGGCGTTCCACGCCAGAACCTTATTTGCTTGGGGATCTGGCACCGACAGCCCAGAAATCAGACTCGTAACCGGCAACAGAATCGACCTATTGATCTTCTCGGAAAGCTGCTGCGCTATCATGGTTAATCTGTCGTACACGGCCTCCAGACTTTCAGCTTGAAAGGCTTCATTATCAACGTGATCATAACCCTGAGTAATGGCGACTTCACGAAGGATAATGATTTTGTAATCAGCACTGTATGTCGATACCGTAGTGATGGAGCCGCCGGCGAGGTTTCCCGCCCCGGTCACCGTATAATGGGTGGTGATAGTAAGTAATGTTTCTTCCTCAGTCAATTCATTGTATAAATACACTTTAAGATCGGCGTTCTGAAAAAAGTAATATGGGAATGAGAATACCGTGGCCGAACCATTACAATCATAAATAATTTTATTGGTCGTGGATTCAATGGTCATTTCGCCTTCTCCATGTGTCCCTGTTTAATGGTAAGATTTATATCGGAAAATTCACGCTTTAAAACTTGTTTGGCTAAATCTTTGGCCTCACTCAATAAGGCACTGATCATCAATTCTTTAATATCGTCACTGGCCCTCCTATAAGTAGAGTCCCTGATTACCATCTCATCTAAGCTCATTTTTAACGGTTTGCCAGTGGAAGGCAGCCTAATCTGGTTCATAGTCGTTATATATTTATCATATTTTTTGCCGCCATCCGATTCCAGATCGACGTCAACTCCCTCGATACTGATAACTTTCTTCGGCATCCCTATTGGCATCTTCAACCGAATTAACTCCTCATCTATAGAAGAATGAGTCTTAGAATTGGTATATATTGGGGAAAGAATATCCGGACCCCACCCCTCAGGGGGGACAATCGGTTCACCCCAGATATTGCGCCTCGGATAGAGGCTCCTACTCCAACCGGGGACCCTTTGTTTGATCGCGTCCATCATCGAATACACGGCTGATATTTCCGGATCAATGGCACGTTCAATTTGGGACAACCCGGCTGGCACCAACGATGCGACAAAGTTATGTATATACTTTACGGCATAGATGTCCGGATCGCCCCATGCCCTTAACGCCTCCGACATGCCCTTTAACCAGGTCTTACTGGTCGTGTTCTTAGACATTGCAATTACAGCAGCAGCGGCCAATTCAGATGCTTCAACTTCACCGATCTGGCCACATATTTCGACCACGTCAGCCGCAAGACCCAACACCATACCTATGGGTTCAAGCCTATTATAAGAATAATACTGATCTCCTATCTTTATCGAATACGGCACCCACCCAGTGTTGCGTTTGATATTGCGCATATCTGGATCCACCGGCCCCCCTCCGGTAATGTGGCCGTTCGCGGTCATCATGGCGGCTGCCCCCATGACCATGGACCCAAGGCTCAATTTGGCCATGGCCAGATCACGTTCAGCCCCACCGGCCTTAAAAGCTTTTCTCCATGACGGCATGAACGGGGCCATGGGCGAACGTTCAAGTGTAAACTTTAAAATATTAGTAGGAGTACGGATGAACGGCAACACCACCCTGAAAACAGGATGCTTACCGGCAACGTTCTGAATTGATCGGCCAACGTCACCGAGCGAATTGGTATATGTCATGTACCTCGCGGCGTCGATGGCGGCAAGATGTAAATCTGGAGCAAACCTTTCCGGCATCGTCATGATTTCGGCTATGCGGTTTGCCACAGCACCGCTATCCTGAAGGCCTTCCGACACCGCTTGCTTATACGACAAACGGCGAAGTTCCATACGATATCCTATCGTTTTAAAGAATGAATCCTCAGCCGTCAATAGCCTTCCTGGGGACCGAACTGCGCTGCCAAGCAGATCGATGCCCTGAGCCACCGACCCCCCTTCTTTGATCCATTTGGAGGCTGTTGAACTCATTTTCCTGATGTTATCAGAAGTGATGGCTTGAAAATTTGTCATCTCCAATTTGGTCATCGGATCGATGCTTTCACCGGTCATGATAGTGCGTCCAAACGAATGGAAACCGTCTTTAAACCCCTCCATCAACCCATATAACATTTCTACGGATTCACGAAACTGAGTATCACTTTTAAAGGCCAACGCCCATCCAGCCGCGAACATCCGTTCCGGTATCATCCACGCAATGGTCAAGGAATTGGAAATGATATTGGCCATGTGCGTCACCGGCCCCGACAACAGGCCATTGATCCAAGCTTCCAAAAACATATGACTGGATTTCACCTGGCCTTGCTTTGCTGCCCATCCCGATATTTTATTCAAATCCCCCTTCATCGAAATGATAGCATCGGCCATGGCATCGATACTCATGCCGTCCGTGCCAGCCTTCATAAAATCGTCAATCATTTTTAAACGTTCAGTGGTCGAAGCAGCTTCTATCTTCATCGCGTTTAACGCCCTACCAGCTTCGGCCACGGCACCGGTCACCTGAGACTGAATGGCGTAATGGACACCAAGCTGCCTTTTGAATTGAAACTTCTCCAAATCAGTGGCCATTCCAGATTTCAATTTGAACGCCATACTTTCAAGGCGCTCAGCGGAGGAAACGAGAAGTTGCCTAGCAGCTACTAGTTCCTGGGCGTTATACGTTTGACCCTCCATCCTCTTTAACAACACTTCAGGTGAAACACCGCACACTTGCGCCAATTCAAGCGTCTCCTGGTGTGAAACCACACCCCTGGCGGCTGAAAACATTTCCTGCGGCCAAAAAGCAGCGGTCTTAGTGATGGCGGCCTCAATATCATCAGTAGTTTTAATGTAATTGAAATTAATATTGTACGCCCTACGTTGGCCGCGCTCCACTTCAGTTTTAATGTACCTTTCCGAAATGGATCTCAACAATGGCCTTTCGTTCCATTTCAATACCAACTGGTTAAAAGTATACTCCTTCCCATCAACGATAAATTTTAAATCTTTTACATTCACGTTAGGGTCTATCAATACGTCGCCCTTTTCGACCTTCTTCACGACAGAAGTCCCTTTATAGGCTTCCATGGCATCCTCCATGGCCTGGATCTTAAGGGACAATTCAAGTGCCCTATTCCTCTCACCACCAACATTGGCAATCCTTTGCTGAATCTTAGCTGATTCTATGGCGCCAACTAAATCGTCGGCCATTTTAGATCCGCTCGGATGGGACTTCATAGCCAACCCGAACGAAGTGGCCTCCTCGATGGTCCTGATTTCCGGAAACGGCACCTCTCTACCGGCCCTCAATTTAGCGATCTCATCAAAAGTATATTCACGCCCACCGGCAATGAACTTCATATCCTCAACTGGAGCCTTAAGCGATATGGCTGTCTCTACAGCACGAGCATCTGGAATGGTTTGCGTGTACTTTTCCGGCACTACCACGAATAAATGGTGTTTTTCAATGTTACCGTAAGCCGGAGGCGACAACCCACCGGTTAACGGAGTGGCGTGGATGATGCCATGCTCCTCCGACACCCTAAGTTTCCTGTTTCGAATGAGGTATTCCAATTCGGAAGTGGTGGTCGATCGAATAGCCATGCCGGGGGTATAATCCCCGGATTTTAACTTCTCCGATACAAGATCCTTATTCATTTGCCTTTCAATGGCACCGTACTTTTTGTTGCCGTGCCGTGGGTTTTCCGCCATCTGTTGTAGCGTGAATGCAGGGCGGAGGACCTCTTTTTTCGTTACCGGATCGGTCCACAATTCTCGGTTCCTGACCCTCTGAATGGACCCGTCATCGTTCTTAATGATGATCATTTTATCGACAATGTAATGTCCAGGCTTTAAATCGTCGTATTTCTTCGCCATTTCGGCAAAGTCAGTAAACCTATCATTGAAATGCAGCGTTGGTTTGGTGTCCGCAATGTCCACCGAACGATTTACCCCAAGGGACCTCGCTTCTTCAAGGCTGATAAATCTACCGGTATTAGTCAGGAACCCCTTTTCAACACTGTTCCAATTATACATTTTTCCACTGGTCTCCATATAATCCAACATGGAGCCAGCCGCATCGGCATGGGCCGCGCCTTCAAAAATTTTACCGTCCTCAGCCGTGCGGATTCCGGTCCGCACCACATGTTCCGGCTGAATCCAATCAATGTCCGGTTTCACCGGAATGTCAGCATTGATGCCATATTTTTTCTTATCGAGCAGCGCATGTGGTTCATCTTTAATGATGTCAACCACTGGACGCTTATCGTATCCAGTAGCTTCGTTTATTTGCCCGGCTACATCATCTGCAAATTTATGTTCCGATTTAACTATTTTCGAAGCCAATTCCTTTCCAGCCGCAACATCACCAGCATCGGCTTTTTTGGCTAATTCAAGTAACGCATTAGTTTCTTCCGGTTTAGTAGGTAAATATGACAGCACTTCCTCAACGGCCCCACGAAAAAGCCCTGGGCGATCGCCTGTCACTTGCATCCTTTTGATGGACTCAGTCAAAACTTTTTTAAACGGCAAAGTTGCAGCGGCTGGATCGGATATGACTTGAATGGCGGCTTTCGCCGTTTCCTTAATGACTGGGTGCATATTGTCCAGATTAAGATCTTTGAGTAATGTCTCCTCATAATCTGGCCGGGTTTCTCCCAACTTGGGAAAAAGCCCGCCAATAAGTGCCTTAAACGATTCCCCAAACGCTTCGGCGGTCTTACCGAAAAAAGTATCCGATTTATAGTCTTTTTTGACTATCGGCGCGATAGCGGCTTCTTGAATAGCACCTAAAGGGCGCACAAGCCACCCAAACCCCTGCATCACCGCGCCAATGTCCCTACGAGGGTTGGCGGGTTCAGGGGCATCGCTGGAAATGGTTGGTTCCGCCTCAGGTGGGGTGGCCTGAGGCGGAACCTGCGCGGACGTCGATCCCGATTTCAGGTCCTTATCGGGGGCCGCTGGAGTTGACCCCTCCCCGAATTCGGACAACAGCCGCGCTGTTGGGGAGTCAAGATCGGACAAGATTTGCATCTTTTGTTTGTAAGGGGCTTCAATGTTTTCCTGTTCCGGATCTTGCGAAACTTTATCCAAATTAAACATGTTATTTTTTCCCTCCCGCCTGCACCTTCTTTCTCATATCTTCCAGTTCCCTGGCCAATTGCAGGTGCCGTTCGAGCAAAACGGCTTCGAAATCAGCCTCTTCTCTGCTGATCTTTCCGTTCCTGATCTCTTCGGCAAGCTTGGCGCGATGGGCTTGGATGTCCGCCACCGACTCACGGTCGCCGGTAAATCCTTTTGGGGCCGGAAGCCCTATAATGGTCCTCGTCAAATCGCCAACATACCTATTGCCAACTTCCTTTGCCACGTCCAACGGAAGACGATCTTTGTTTTCCGGCCTGGCCAACTCCTTATACAGTAGGTCCATTGCCTCGCCATAGCGCACCCTAATGTCCGGTGAATATTTGTCGAAAACGCCAGGTTTTAATATGTCATCAATGTAATTAAAAGCATTTTTGAATCTTTGATCAGAACGCTGCTGCAGAAGTTTCTCCGCCGTTTCCGGTTTAATGGACCCGGCATCCATACCGATTTTTAACTTGGATTCAAATTCCGGATCGTCCCGTTTCATCATTTCATACGCATCATGCACCGCAAACGGATTATCAATTTTAGGACCACGAATTTCAGCATCCTTAGCCTGCTTCATCAATGATTGAATCCCGCTTAACGTTTCACGATCTATCATTCCCCTGGAAGCCCTACGATGTAATTCGTCAACCGACAATTCACCTTTATAGTATTTTAAATAGGTGTCCAATCCCACCTGGGCCTGGGACCTTCTATATAGCGTCTCTTTCCTGTCTTCCACGTGCTCGTAATTGCTGCGGTCAGCCTTTAATGACTCCACAAGCTGGCGCTGCGCCTTAAAAGTTAAGCCATTAGAGCGCCCCCACCTTGGGTCCATCGCCGTTAAAATCATTTTGTTATGATTAGTGCCGAATTGCGTCACCAGAGACTCATAAGCAGCACCCATGTTTCTCTCGGACATAACCTGCTCGGCCAAATTTTTGCCTTCCCATAAATCCTTAGCGTCAACCTTACCCTGCCATCTGGCCACCAACCCTGGAATCATTTCCGGACTGTGGATAGCGGTCTGTTCAATATATAGCTTATAGGACTGCGCCCTTACCTTAGCAGCAGCGGCATCGTGCCCTTCCCCAGGAAAAAGGGTATCCATTAACAGCACGTGTTGTTCGACTGCTTCCTCCAGCTTATCAGGTGTCTCATACTTTCCAGCAACCGTATCGTCCCTGATAGCAGTAAATGATTTCTCAATCGTATCGGTTCTTGCGGCTTTCATCTGCGCTGATTCATGCGCGGCCAGTGAATCAATGCCATTATCCTTTAAAGAGGCCATCTGGGCAGTGTACAACAACGACGCGCCGGCTGATAAACCTTTACCATACTTTTCTTGACTTTTAGCGTAAAATTCCTTTCCCTGATCGGTCACCCCTTCGGCGTCCATCCCCATCCGCTGTTTGGATTCCACCAGAAAAGAGCGCTCTTCATCCTTAAACGAATTAACGGCCCTAGCGGCACGGACCGTATCCATCTGACGCGAAAACTGCTCAGCCCTAGCCAACATCCGGTCGCCAAAGTTCATCAATTCCCTTGCAGCCGGGTCAAAGTCATTGGCCAGAGGAGCGCCGGTGGAAATTGGTATAGACTCTCTGATTAAATATTCCGGAATATTTGGCATCTTAAAAGTCTCACATTAATTTTTTAAGCCAGTCCCATTCTGTAGCGGCCTCGATAATGGAAGTGCCTACTTGAACGTTGAATAAATCATCAGCTTGATCCTCCTTCTCTTCCTGTATGCGTAGCCCCTTCCTGGCTCTGAACTCCGCCACTTCTCCCTTTTTCTTTATGATAGCTTGATCAATCAAACCATTTTCATACGTTTCCGCAATCACTTCCGCCGGGGTTCCTTCGAACCCTACCCCTGAGGCACCGTACATAACCCGCTGTTTCCCTATGATCCTATGCACATCGTCTCTATTTTTCTGCAGCTCCAACATAGTACTTTCATGGATCAATTTTCTTTCCTCTTCATATATCTCTTTATTGATCTCCGCTATCTTTTCTGAATAGTCCCGCTGTTCATCCGCACCCCAAATCTTAGCGCCCATCCCAAGGGCACTCATACCGGTTTCCAACAAACCACCCCAATCGAATCCGCTTGTGGCCTCACCAAACCAATCCGCCGCCCCACCCACAAAATCACTGACGGCATCGCCGATGTCCCCAAAGATTCCCATACTAGCCTCCCAATTCGGTACTAGCCGAAATCGATAACACCGTAATCGGCAAAGGCTGGTCCTGCCTCACAAGGATAGAAGTCAAATAAGACCAATCGCCTTCAAACGGAATTAACACGTCCCCGGTAAACATTTTTACACTACCCAATGGGATGGAAGAATCCCTAAATGGCACCACATCCAAATGATCGACGTCCCTGCCAACTTTCATACCCAATGTATTGAATAGTTTCAGTATTAGTGCGTTTACATGCTTTTTTCTGCCCTGAATGGTTTCGCCAGAAGCCGTACTTTCAAGGTTCAACATTTCAATATCGGAAACTATCGGCAATCCAATGTGCACTTTACTGGCATTGTTGTTCAACGTCAATTGTCCGCTGGTCACCACCTTATTTGGATGGGCAGCGCCATCGGCAAGGATAGCTACCTCTTCCCCCTCAAGATGATCTAAATTGGTCATGACATCGGCTCTTCTATACACCATTGCGGCGACATCGTCAGTGCTCCAGGAGGTGAACCCGGAAGTACTGAATGGAGTGACGCCATCTACATGATACAGTTCCATGGTATCGGCACTGACGTTATCGATCTTGAGCACCACACCATTCAATTCGGTCATCCCATGAATTATGCCGTTTATGTATATTTCATCCCCGTCGGAAAAATCATGATTCACAACCGTAGTGAGTACGCCGGTAGAAGCTTTTGAAATCGATTCTATCACAAATGAATTCTCATAAGTCAACCCAGAATCGACAAAGAAGGCGTCACTAGGATCATCGGACAGGAACATTGGATCAAGTCTCTCTATGAACCTTATCCATGAACCATTTATCTTTCTGGCCACTGAAGCCCACAATTCGTCCTCCACCTGTCCCGGTATTACGGTGATGGATTCAAAGACCCCATCGGTTAAATGCCGATGCCACCCATAGACATCATGTTCCGGCATCATCGTCAACCCAAGCAACGCCCCATCCGATCGGACCGCCCACAACACAGAAGATGATTTTTGATAAGCGAGATCCGTCAACGTGTAATCAAACGTCAAATGCTCCCCCAATAAAGAAGCGTTCTTGCCAAGGTAAGAATTCAATTCAAGGAAAAATCTCCATTCCCTTAGGACCTTCCCGTGCCTCTGCACGAACATGATGGTATCACCAATCTTCACCGGACGAATGTTCTTTGAACCGTATGGCGTTTCCTCTCTGGCAATGATCGAATTGTGCGCTATCGGCTCATCCCCATACCCATCCATATGGCCTTCAGACCCGGTGGTACCAATAAAAAGTTTTTTGCCCGGTACGATCCATCTAATGGCATTTTGTTTACCGGAAGTCTGCAGATTAAACTTGACCGCACTTGATGCCACCACGGGGCTGTCAATTTTAAAATTATAATAGTCACCAGTTTGTGAAGCGTACACCCCAAGGGGCTTATACGGGGTACTGGAAAACACCAATCGGTCTTCGAAAAAAGTGACTTTAGATGGCCATCCGCGATAAGTGCTAAAAATTTCTTCTGACCATGACGTCGTCGCCGTGGTCGCACTCAACGTCTCTATGACCAAAGCCACCACCACCGTTGAACTCGTATAACTGGTAACTTTAACATATCCGCCGTGCAGGAGGAATTGTGAAGACAAATGCGACGAATCAAAAAACGCCGATGAAGCGGTTAAAGTAATTGATCCGGTGGTCCCTGACGGCGTTAAAGTGATGCCAGTATAATCCGTTTTAAGAGTACACGGCCAAGCGAAAGTTATACCGGTATCCGTCCAGTTGTTATGAGCAGTCCTAACAAACGCGCGAGGACGATAAGAAGGATGTACAACAATAAGAGTATCAGCGGATTGAGTCCAATCAAGCTGAAATACCTCGGCAGCAGAATACGGAGTAGAAATTTCATAGACGTTAGTTTCCAGCCATTTCCCCTGTGCAAGATCAGTCGCAAACGTGCCTGAAGTGTGAGTGATAATGCACTTATAAATTATCCCACCGCTCTTAACGAAATCCGGTTTCGTGGTAGAATAAGAAGTGGCCGTTACCCATGAGGACACTGAAGAGGTAGTGTGGACTACGATACCCCCATCGACAAACACCCGCATGTAATAATCGCCAAATTCCAAAACATACGATTCGCTTTCCGAAAATTCAAAATCAATTAATCTGGATTTTAGGTTAGCAAATTTTGTATAATTGATAAATCTGAAACCTGGACGGTTAGTGACGCCACCGTGCGGCAACGGGATCGCATTGAGGCACGTTTTAAGCCCATTTTTATATTTGGCCAGATCCATCCTACCGAACAGCCGGGGAGAAATCTCCCCGGCATTCATGGCATGCTTTTGAATTGACACATTTCTGTTTTCACGCTTAGCCATTACCGGGCCTCAACATAAGGATTAGAGTCCCCAATCGACTCGTTCCATTCGGTCGCGTCAACGAACATCGCCATATCAAGGAAATATTTAAATAGCCTTTCCATAGCCGATCTGTATTCAGTCTTCCCCGTAACCGGCTGTGAAATTTCGGCGGCAAGCAAACAGGACATGGCCTGAACGAACATCGGAGCAAATTTGGCCGGATCTTCAATCAAATTGGTCACATAGGCCAAACACGGGTTCACGTTGGTAAACACCTTGTCACCGACAACACGAAATTCCGATTCAGGGTCCTGAAGACTCTGCAATTTAAGGCACCCCACCGGCTTTTGAAACGCATATTGCCATTTATCCGGCAAATTGACGCTGGAAGTGACTTCAGCAAGTTCAATGAAATCTGAAGCAAAATTCCAATTAGCCGCAACCAACGTGGCATCCCTGGTGTACTCGTAAAATCGATTACATAACCTTGCAGCCACGGAATTTTCAGTTATCGCCCCAATGGGCGGCACCCCGATCCTGGACAAAGCTAAGTTGCATATACCGACAGTTGACGTGCCCATAGCTTATTTCCCTTCAATAAAATCCTCTTCAGACATATCGATCTCATCTATAGCCGGTTCCGGCACCACCATCTCTCCGTCTTCATCAAAATCAGGAGGCGTCACCGACCCGGGATTGGCGGCATCGATATTCGGATTGGTGGAATGGATCTTGGCCCCAGGTTTAACCGGAGTGGCCTTTTTACCGGAATTGATCGGAATCTCAACAAAATGTCTATTGGGTCGTCTTTTCCCCATCACCGTGTCGTTGATGTTCCAATAATAATTTTCCCAATAGCATGGGGTCACGCATTGCCATTTCGTCATTTTATACACTTTCGTGGTCATTTTTTCCTCCCTTTCCGTATTTTAGTGCCAGAATGTTTTACGAATTTTTTATATACCGAAGGCTTTTTCCACTTTAAAAAATTACGTTGTTTGATCGATCTGAATGGCACTTTACGCCCCCCAAAAACAACAGAGGCCCCCGAATATAGGGGGCCTCTGTCATCAACATTGACGGTGTCCTAATTACTTGCCGTCTACAGAATCAAGAGAAATAAAAGCATCCACCTTACCGGAACTGAAAGCGGCGGTGGCGACGGCGATATTGACCCCGATATAACGAAGAAGATCACCCATCGGGATCGGGAACCGGAAAATGACATCACCGGCCACTTTGGTTTTCACCAAAGCGGTGGTGCTGGTAAAAAGTACCGTTGGAGTGGACAGGTCCGAAGAGGCGGAAGTGCGCACTTCAACGGTAACTGCCGGGGTGCCAGCAGATCCGCAACTGGTGGAGCAAACCATCTGAACCACGGGTCGCCACGCATTGGGCATGACGTGGGTGGCCAACGCGGCATCGAATGCCGTCTTACCGACACCGAGATCAATGATGTTGGTCAGATTGGCATTGGTGCCCACCGTGATGGTGGTGAGATCAAAATCCTGTGCAAAAATCAATTTGGCATCAAGAATCATGGTATTACCCTCCTGCCTTCGATCAGATCAAGGCGTTCAAAAGTTAGGTCAAAGCACTTTCGGTGTTGAGGATGGCGTCCATTTTCCGAATGGGCTTGCCACGGAACTTCATGATTTCCACGCCGCCCATGCCCTCGTCCTTGGTGAAATTGACATTGGTCTTGTCTTTCAGCTTGATTTCAGCCTGGGTCAAGACCGTCTCATTCATGTAAAGGACGCTGCCCTTTCCACGCATCGGCATCCGGTTCATCAGACGAATGGCCTCGTCTTCGTTGAAAATGTTGGATGTTCCAACCGACTCGATGTTGCACAGGCGGGCAATCGACCGGGGGTCCTTAACGACCAGACCCATCGTGACCTTGAAATGGTCCCGATACGCCTGGAACATGGAACCGTCGGAATTGGTAACGGTGACCTCTCCAAGATCCCGATGCTCGATCCCAAGAGTCTTGTTGCCTTTGGGATAGACCATGAAGACACGGTCTTCGCCCCATTGGACGAAATACACTGAGGTGAGATCGCTGCCGGTGCCGCTGCAGCCAATGACATTGGCGGTTGTGGCGAGTGAGGCCATGCGGGGGGCCAATCCGGTCACCTTCTCCACGTCAACGTTGGAGTTGCCGTAAATGAACTGCGTGGCGATGTTTTGGCTCATGCCCTCGATGAAGGCTGCGGCCTCCTGCATGCGAAACACTGCGGGATCAGGGGCCATGTCAACCAGCGCCTTATCGGGCTGGCTATAAGACTCCAGCATACCGATATTTTCATTGATCGTCCCAGTACGGGAAGCTTCAGGCTGAACGCCCTGATTGATCTGCCGCCAGGTACCGAGAGGAAGACTGAACCGACGAGTGACCTGGTGGTGTGTAACCGCATTGGCTTCCTGGATGACGGCATCAATCCACATTTCATTGTCCCTGGAAAGGATCTCGGCAATTTTGGCCGTGTCACCCTTGGGGTCCATGCGGTTTGCAAGTTCGAGAAGCGTCAAGGCACCGAGGGTAGTGACGGCGAGACGCTGTTGAGGGCCAGCGAAAGTTACGAACAGAATCTTGGACATAGTTTATATTCTCCTATTTCTTTTTCAAAGATGGGAAGTTTAAAAGCGGCGTCCCACCGGGGGTGCGTTCCATCTCCCCTCCCGACCCCTTTCCCTTTGACGTTATAAACACGTCTTCGGAAACCTGGTCCACTACGGAAAACAGGAAACGGATCATGTCCGGATGGGATCCCAATTTCGTCTTCTTAAGGAAACCGATGAACGGCTCCCCACCTACCTTGGTGGCCAACTGCCTCGCCTTCACGATCTTGGAATCGAAATCCTTAAATTCGCTCTTCAGAGCTTTTGTGGTTTCAGTGATCGCGGCGGCTTCGGCTTTGACCGCCTCCTTACGTGCGCGATCCTGCGAGTTGGCATAGTACGCCAACGCCGCTTGATACTGCTCGTTCGACATCCCAGCTTTGTGCGCGGCCTCACGGAAACCGGTAACGATATTTTCCGGCACCACAGTTCCGTCGGTCAGATCGCCAGGAGGAGTGAAAGTGTACTGATCCGGCTTTTCCGGAACCTTCACAACCTTACCCTGAAGATTGACATAATCTTTAATCAGGTCTGTCGTCGATGCATGACGGGTTACTGCCTGATTGCTCTTAAGATCATCGGGCAGCGAAACGTGCCACGCCGGAGCGGCTCCACCAGCGGGCGGGGTCCCTGAATCGCCTCCCATTCGAGCGGTGCGATCCGCGAATGTCAGGCTAATCGCTCTGTATCTCATAAAATCTCCTCTTCTGTGATGGATTCTATAGGTTTTTGGAACGATTCCCTCTTCAACTTGAGCAAGTATAAGCCTATAGCCCTTTTACCCTCATTAAAATAGGTATTGGAATTTCCGGTGAAAGTGGTTTGGAACACCATCGTCTGTTCCATGAGGTCGCTGAAAATAACTTTACCATCCGGTGAACTGAAGACTTTTCTAAAACGTTCAAGGAACAGATCGTATTTTATCTGTTCCTCACGGTCCCTCTTAGTCTCACCAGGGTAAAGTTCAATATTAGGCATTTCCGGCCACCCTATCCAAGGCTGAATCCGCGCCCACTTCAGTCCTCGACAAAGTGTTCGCGGATTCGATCTGTTGGGCCTTCATTTCAGCCGCTTTCATCATGGCAGCCTGCTTGATGCGTTCAGCGCGCTGTGCCGTCACAATGTCCTGGGCTACAATCAATTTCGGTTCAGCGCCGGATTGGTCTGCATATGTCCTCACAGCTTCGTCAAAGTTAAACACGTCTGTGACATCTGGTTTTATTTTAGCACACCGTTCAACAAACGTCAAGGTCTGATCGATCGGCTTATGACCAAGCTGCTTCTGCGCTTGAGACAAAATCGACATATAGTCTATGTTGATGCGCTTTATATTACTCCTCTTTATCTCCTCCACCAATTCTTTCGGCATGGGCGGGATCAAATTAAGGCGGGCGCAGATGCCGAACACGCGATCAAGGCTGACGTCAAGCAGATCATGCTCCTGGGCGTCGGTGACGGGACCCAACATAATCAACTTCTCCTCATGCCGTTCAATTATTTCGGTTGCGGTGGCATAAGGATTATTCTGAATGAAAAGGAAAAGATCATTGAACATGCCAGCTTTGATCTGCTCCCGCACCTCCGCGATCTCTTCACGAATCCCGCGAATGTCAGGCACCACCTGGTACAGCGCGTTCAACTTGTCGATCTGCGTGTCCGACACTATCGTCACGCCGCCTGGGTTCTGCTTGATCCTGTTTTTCATCCCCGACGGCGACTTAAGCGGGGGGTCGACCATCTTAGCGAGCGCCTTCAGCTTCGACCGCTGCATCTCCTGCAGCATCTTGGAATCCCCAAGGATTCCATGACCGGGGCCGATGCCGTACACCGAAGACCCGACGACGCTCCACCGGGGGCAGGCCATGGGCTGTTCATTGAACCCGGAAGCCGATACGATGGTGTCAAACCCGGAAAAAGACCCGCCAACGCCGCCTATGACATAATTGGAAGAAAAAGCTTTTGACGTAATCTTTTCTGGGTCATGATCGTTATTCGGCTCCACGGCATGGAGGACCGGATACCACTTGTCCGGATCATCCTTGTACATCTTATTGATCTCTTCCGGCACCGACTTCCTGCGGCTTTCAAGTGACTGTTTTGCCTGGCGTGGGGTCATGTAAAACAGCCGGTACATCGTGTCCACGCGACCAAAACGGTCAGCCGACAGCATGTACTCACCCGCCGTCATCACCCTGAACCACACCACGTACTGAGGGTGCTCCTCCGCCACGACCACACCGGTCCCAAACGTACCTTCCTCATCATACACCTGATGGATGGACGAATAGAAATTGGACGTGGCTAAGACGGTGCGCATCACGTTTTCAACCTGGGAAAGCCATAATTTTATCGAATTGAACTTCATCATGCCAGGATCTGGAAGGGTGGCCCGAAACCATGGACGGGCAGGGGAAGTGATGCCGGCCTGCATTCCAGCCGCGAGGACGCGGCCCGCCCTGATCGGCGTGCCGTCAATGATGTGGTCCCACCTGCCCTCAACTTCATTGGGGCGGTCACCGAGAGTCGTGAACATTCCTCTAGCCGGATTGACGTAATTGCTCAGATCGACAAACTGAGCAATCACTTCAACCATATCATCGGCCATCTTCTGGTACCTACGATTGATTTCATCGATCTTTTCGTCTGCCATGGCTTAAAATCCCAATATTGAGATGACATTGGTTGGGGCCTTGGACCTGAGTCCTCTTTCTGAAGTCAGGATGGTCGACCACCGCCCGCGCCTTAAAATGGCTTCAATCAGGTCCTGTTTCTCGTCAGGGGACAAAGTTTCATTATTAATGACTTCATCGATCTCATCGGTCACGGCTGGCGGAGGGGCCATCGGCTCCTGTATCGGCTGCGGCTGACCGGCGGCGGCGGTCGAATCACCAGGCCCCCCTTGCGGGTCGCTCGTCGTGGCCGCGCCAGACGACTGCCCAAGACCGAGTGCGTCAAGGGCATCCGATTCCGACGGATCGGCTTGGGAAGTGTTTATGCCGAACGCGTTCCCTATCGCACCGATGGCACCGGGGATGTTGCCGGTCGCGAGCGCCAATGCCGCCTGGGCTATGCTCAACGCCGAATTCACGCTGATCGACGTGACCTCTTGGGACATCGAATTTATTTGAGCGCTCAATGAATTCTGATTGGCGATGCCCTGTTCAGCTTCAGCGACGGCATCGTCATCAGCAGTGATACTGTTTTCAGGGGAGCTTAAAGCCGGATCATCCCCGGATTCCGGATCACCGGAAACGTCACCGCTGACGTCGCTGGAACCTTCATCTCCCATACCTGGAGCACCGGCATCCCCCTCACTGCCCCCTAAGGGGGAACCCCCACCGGATTCGGCCCCGGCGTCGGAATTTCCAGGGTCACCCTCGCCGCCGTCAGGGTCACCCTCGCCGCCGCCAGGGTCACCCAGGCCTGCCTCGCCTCCCAGGCCGCTGCCGTCTCCGTCGCCGTCGCCCCCGTCGCCCCCGTCGCCCCCGTCGCCCCCACCATCAAACCTATAATCATCTTTTTGAATCAACTTGCATCTGCCGTTCATGCGCGTCACTCCTTAAAAGATTTACAAAAACTGAACATTCACTTTGACCGTCCGCGTGGGAAAAGGACCCCTGCGGAAGATAACCGGTCACTTTAAATCCAACTTCCTTGCCATACTGCATCGCTTTAAAATTTGAAGATGGAATGAAACCGTACAACACTTCAATGTTCAACTTATTCATCAGATACAATAGCATCATCCTACCGGCACGGGGCTTATCCAAGTCCTTCGCCCGGAAAGTGACGAAATGGATCTCAGCGCGGCGCGGACGGATCGACTCCAATTGCACCACTATCAATGGTGCGCAATCACGCTGTAAATAGAACACGCGCGTTCCATTAGACATCTTCTTGATCCACTTATCCAGCTTAGGCGGTCCGGTCCTGCAGAACCAGCGCAGCAGGCGCTCCGCCTCCATGCGCTCCCACAACATCCGCGCCTGACCGTAACATTCAACCTCTTCTACCGAAATATTTGAGCGGTGACCAGTCTCCATCATCAGCCTCACTTAAATCCCCAATCTGTTCCAAGTCAGCATCAGAAATCGGAAATTCCACCCCCAATTCAGGATCAAGCACACGGGCCACACAGTCCAGTATGTCGTCATGGGAAGCGACCGGAAAGCCAGAATATTCTTCGTTGACGAATTCCAAAATCAAATCGCGCTGGAATCCAGTATAGTCGCGGAAATACAGATATTTAGGCAAAAAGAAATGATGAAATTCGAACACCGGCACCAGGCGCAGGATACGATCGACCTTTGACATGGTACCGGCCAGTTCAACGATGTCGAAATGATAAGTTCGTCTATCCATCTGATCCTGGATATGTTCAATGTCGGAATCCTTACCGTACTTTTCATACCCAACTTTATTGGGGCGCCACTTCTGGTGGAGGCCAAACAGCCGCATGGCCCGCTCGGTCAAGGAAAGCCGATCACGCACTCCGTCCAATAGATAGTAGTTGCGGTCCTGGGCCACTCCGATGATCAACATGACGGTGTAATCGGACCCCTTCTTCTTTGACGAAGCCGGGTCAACGATCAGATACCGGTTCATACCGACGGTATGAAGATTGTTATAATACCTCAACCATTCTTGCTTAAACGACATAGTGTCATCAGCCTTGGGGTCTTGCAGGATCTGGCAAGAATAAACATAGGACCCCATACGTTCACGCTTCTCATCATTATATCTTTTAGAGAACAGCACCGGATCGCCCGTCATCTTACCGTTGGTGGTGCCGGGGTGACGGCGCTCTATAGCGGCCTTCCTGTCTAGAATAGTTTTATAAGTATCAGCGAAATGATAACGGGTACCGATATACCGAACGCGGCCACCGTCAGAATGAAGGGCCAACGAAAGCTCCCACGAATCATTCACCTTCTTGATCATTTCAGGAGTGGAAACGGATTCCTTGGTGACGACGTCGTCGTAAATGGCAAGGCTATAATGCTTGGAAGTAGGCTGGCCGTCCACCAGGCCCCAGGCTTCAAGAGTGGCCTCCTTCGGATTGGCCTTGCGCTTCACCACGATCCCGTCGTCTTCAGACCATTTTGGAGACATCTTTTTGGGATCGGAGTACAGCACGTCAGGGTACAGGGAGTGAAGAAGGTCGTTGCGCTCAAACTCTCCCTTGATCTGGCGCAGGAACCCTTTAGCTATCGGACGGCTATGAGAAAATATACAGGACGTCAACTCCGGATCGTTCAGGATGTCCTGAATGGTCAAACCGAAAGTGATGATGGTCGACTTATAGTGCTCCCGCGCCCATAAGTCGAGATAGCCGTCCGGAGCGGCGGCGACTTCCAGGCAGCGGTAATACAGCCAATCGCGGTCAACGTCACGGCGGTTGAGCAGGCGCACGATCAGAAAGAACAAATCGGTGCGTCCGAGGGTGGCCATGCATTGCGGGACCTGACGGCGGCGCTCCGCGGTCGCCAGCATGTCCGCGTAGAATTCATGTGCCAGTTTTCTTGTGCTTAGCTTTTCCTGTATCACAATCGATCACTTTCAACGTGCGGGTCGCATTATACACTTCAATTAACTTTTCAGCCAAAGGACCGGCCAGACGCAACGACTGCGCATGCCCAGGCGGCACCACCACCGATATGAAGTCGCCCTCAGAGCGGCCCAAAAGCTCCGAGGCCCTGAGACGGGCCGGCATATCGACGTTGGGATCGTTCATCACGTCGGTCCAAAACTGCTGTCGGGCCGCACGGTCGGCTATCAACTTGCTCATAACGGGATCCTCCTCCCTCCATATGAAACGCATCGCGTCACGGATCTTCTTGCGCACCACGAGCTTATTGCCGTGCCACTTCTTGTACCCGGCAATGCGCAGCGCATCCTCCATGTTGGTGCCGTCATAGACGCGCACGAAGCGCTCCTGGCGCACCGTAAGCCCGAAGCGCCTATGGAAGTCATCGGGCACCGGGGCGCACATGGCGTCGAGCACGGCCCGCTCCTTCTTCCGGCGGCGCATCTGCTTATTCGGCCACTTAAACTCCATAGGGATAGATCCTCAAATTGGTAAGGGACGCGCTACGGCGAAAAGCGACCATGGCAATGAATTCGATGCCGTCGTCCGGAAGCAGTCCGGAAGCGACGAGCCAATCGGACACGAACTTGTCCACCACCGCCCCCACGTTGGTAAGATCGAAGTCCCTGTGCGAATTCGGCATTATAAAGTACTCGAATGCATAAGGAGGAGGAAACGGAATGGGGGGCGGCAAAGCGTTACGGTAAGCGGCATCCATATGAGCGTTAAAGGCCACTTTCGCCTTGGCAAGGACACGGAAATGCGCATTCCTATAGTTGTTCATGTTAAGTATGAACGACTTCTTTGCCGAGACGGGCACCACCGACGGTATTGAGTGAATTTCATGCACCATAGGACGATTATATCATGGGGCGGGGGGTCGCGTCAAGCGGGCGGGGGTGTCAATGGTGTAAATTATGCAATTTACATATTTAAACATAAAGTTGAATATGTTGGCCGGGTTTGAGGCTCGCGGTTACAATCGTGTAATTCAGCGCGGTTGTACCCAAATCTTGCATAGGAATGCTTAAAAAGAAGGCAAGAAACGTGCCAAGAACATTCGATCACAACCGGTTGTGGTAGGTGAACGGCGGGACCACTAGAAAAACCTTTCCGGTGACATCGGGTGACACCGAGGTGACACCGAGGTGACACCGACTATCGGAGACGCAGCACTCGCAGAGAGGCCGCGACGGACGGGGGGTGCGGTGCATCGAGACTACTGCAAGTGACACGGTGACACCAAAAGAGCGAAAAAGACATAAAAAAGAAGAAAAACGCGGAAACCGGTGTCACTGTCACCAGGAATGGATCTCGACGGACCCGATATCCCGTCCGTCACGGGGCCGCTGCGAGTGACACCGCTGTGAATTCAAGGTGGCGATAAATGTCACCTGAATGTCACCCAAATACCTTAAGTATCGGCTCCATCCGTCCGTCGCGGGTTTGTGGGGTGGTGTCATACTTTCGTCATTTGTGACACCTCAAGACTAATAGGTGTCACCGACACCTCCGGATGTGTTAATGCATATTAAACATATATACGTGCATCGGGGCATATATAATTTTATATTTCAGAAATTTGCTGCGGCCTTCAATCGATCCACCGCACCGGCTTTCGCGGCGCGTTTTTTGGTGTGGGGTAGGGGGGCTGGTGGGTCCCTCGCGTGTGCGCGTGTGGGTGTACTGGCCCGCGCACACGCCCCCGGCCCGTGTGGGTGAGTGTGCGCTGGCCCGTGTACCTTCTGTGGCCGGAGGCTGGAGGCCGGGGGCCGGAGGCCGGGGGCCGGAGGCCGGAGGCCGGAGGCTAAGGCTGAGGCTAAGGCTAAGGCTAAGGTTGAGGCTAAGGCTAAGGCTAAGGCTAAGGCTAAGGCTAAGGCTGTGCCAAGGGCCGTCACGCCGACCGCGACCCCCAGCTCCCCGGCGCAGCCCCCAGCTCCCCGGCGCAGCCTCAGACCCCTGCGGCCCACCCACCACCCGTCGGCTCTCTTTACACCCGCGAGGCCGCGTCCGTCGCGGCTTGCCGTTTACCCCACCCCGCGAGGCCGCCGCTGTCGCGGCCTCGCGGGGGTGTCGGCTCTCTTTACACTCCGGCAAAGCCGCCGACACTGCTCCCCCCTGGAGCGGGTGTTAACCTCGGAGCGCTCAACGGGGCCGCGAGGCCGCGACGGCGGCGGCGTCGCGGGCGTTAACCCCCCTGCGGCGTTGAGGCTGGCACGGCCCCTGCAACTCTTCCGGGCAGGCCGCGACGGCGAAGCGGCCCAACCCCAAAACAGGAGCACGAACGGTGGCTAAGACGAGAACGGAGACGGAACGGGCAAGGCAGGCGCTCCAAGGCAAGGCGGTGCGCTACGAGCGGCTGTACACGGACAAGAGAAAGGGCGGGCGGAGGCTGAAGGTCTGGGGAGTCCCTGGGGACCAAGTTGACTTGGCGGCGCGGGCGCTGGAGTCGGCCTTCTCCTCTCCCCGGTCGGTGCGGTGCTTGGAGTCCAGGGGCGGGACCTGGTCGGTCAGCGTGACCTACGAGTGCGGTGGGTGCCCCCTCCACCCGGAGGGCACGGTGCCCCTCTTCGAGCTGCTGGACCAGGCGGACCGCCTCCTCCGGGAGAAGCGCAACAGGCTGGCCCGACTCCGACTGTCGCTGACCGTGGACGCGCTGAAGGCCCCGATCGACCTGGACCGTGTGGACGAAGACCGCTACGAGGCGTACCCCCGAAACGAGGACGAGTCCTCGCTTGAGGCCGTGCTGCAGCGCCTGAGTGTAGTCCTGGAGGACGAACTCGCTTAACCCTTTGACGGCACTGGCCTCCAGTGCCGTGGGTGGGAGCAGCGAGTGCCCCCAAACACCTTAACCCGCAGCCGCCGGCTGCGAGCGGGAAACCCGCAGAAAGGACCAGACCAATGAAGAACCTAGCCATCACCAAGACCAAGAAGGGCATCGAAGTCGAGATCGACCTGAGCGCGGACGCTGCCCCCAGTTCGTCCGGAAAGACGCTCGTAATCGCCAGCACGGGTGGCAACTACCGGGTGCCGGACTCGGAGCTGTTCCTCGGCGTTAACTGCTACCGGTACGAGAACCCCCGCCCGACCAGCCCCGTCTCCGACTTCAACGGGGTGAAGGCCGCGGTCGCCAAGGGCAAGCTCCGGGTCCTGGTCACCCCCCGCGAACTCGGTCCCTCGGCCTCTGGGAAGACGATCATCATGGCCAGCACCAACGGCAACAAGCCCGTGACCGATTCCGGGGTGTTCCTCGGCCTGAACTGCTTCAAGTACGCCAGCCCGAAGGCTTAGCCGTTGCGGTAGGCGGCACCCCCCGCCGGGGGTGCCGCAGGCCGTGCGACTAAACCACAAGGAGGACTGACCCGATGCAGACCGAAAAACGGTACCAGAAGATTGCCCAATTCGCAACGATCCTGAACGTGACTGAGCACGAACAGACGCGGAAATTCTACGAGGACCGCCTCCGGCCCCACATGGAGTGCGCCCCTTGCGGCAGCGGCTTCGACTCCGGCACTTCGCTCGAATGGGCGAAGTGCGACGAAGGCCGCCTGGTCTTCCGCACCAGCTTCCACCACATGAACGAGCACGGCGCGTACGAGTACTGGACCCACCATGACGTGGTGGTGAGGCCCAGCCTCCGTTGGGGCATCGACATCCAGGTGCGTGGCCTGGACAAGAACGGCATCAAGGACCACATCGCTGATCGCTTCCATGCCTGGCTGACTGAGGAGGTGCGCTCATGAGCGCCGTCTTCTTCTGCCCGATCTGTGGCCACCCGCTTGACCGCCCGCGACCCCTGCGGTGCGAGGACGAACTGGACCCGTACTACGAAGCCGACTTCTACTGCGCGACTTGCTGCGCTGACGGCGGTCTGGTGCTCTACGGGGCGATCCCCGCCGTCGCCGTCCCCCGCCCCGCTCGCGGCCTCAACTGGCTGGTCGCGGTCATGGCTGCTCTCCTGGTCGCATTCGCGGCGCTGTTCACCCATGCCCCGCCGGATGGCCTGCCGGATGGCCCCGCCGATCGCGATGAGCAGCTCATCGAAATCAAGGCCCCGCTCGCTGCCGCCGATTCCGACGTCACCGTCCTTGGCCGGGTCATTGGCCAGCTCATCGCCCACGGATTCACGGTGCGCCTTGACGGCGCACCGATTACGGCTGAAGAAGCCAGAGCAATGGAGGACTACTGAACATGGACAAGTTGGCGATGGCCACCGTCGAGAGGCTCTTACGCATGCTCGACACCAACTACCCCAAGGACACGGAAACGTACTCGACCGCGTATTTCGCGCTGTGCTCGCTCTCGCTGCGGCAGTTGGCCGCGCTGGAGGTGCTGATCGTTTCCGGTAAACTGATGAGAGGAGATTACGGCGATGAAGGAAGGTGAAGTCACGACGCGCCTCACCCAGGTGGTCAGGTTCTTGACCACGATGAACGAAGCCTTTCACGTGGAGCGGACGGAAGGCGGCTCCAATGCTGCGCTACCGGCGCTGGTGCCCTATCGTGAGCGCCTCGCCTCCGTATGCGGCGGATCCTGGCCAAAGGCGGCCCCGAATTGGACGACGAGTATGTGCTTGAGGATCTCGATGGGACGAACTTCATCAGCGCCCGGTGAGGGACGAAGCTTGGATGCGGCTGGGGCGCAGCAGGAAGACCTTGACAGTTAAGCCGCGCCGTGGTAAGATGGCTTAAAACCGAGAGGCCGCATTCGTCGCGGCCCCACAACCAAACGAGAGGAGAGCGTTATGGAAGAAAAAAGCTTCATTAAGTTGGTCAAGGACCATGTGTCTGTGCTCCTGGGATCGGTGACGGAAGACCACCCACAAGTGATTGCCTTAAATGGCGAGAGGGCGGTCGCCTTCAAGTTCGAGGGCAAGATATGGGTCGCCCCATCGGACGATCCGTCCATGGTGCGCGAGATCCGAGAAGCTGGCACGGTGCACCGGCCCGGCCCCGCCGTGGGGCGGAAGGTGATCGGCACGGCGACTAAACTGGTCGGTGCCGCCATGGGCGCCAACCTCGATGCCCAAAAGATAGTGGACGAATTTGGGCAGGAATTCGCAGGCACTTTCACCGAGGAGGGGTACCAGAGCGGATGGTCCACCGAAATGAACGGTTGGACCATCACGGGAGCGCTCATGGGCAAGTCAAAGTACCTTGCTTTCACTCCTTCATCCCACACCAACATGTGTTCACCCATCGTGACCTCCGCCTACCAGCTTCTGATCTCCGGATGGACTCCCGTTCAGGTCACGAGCAAAGTGTACAAGGCCGTTGCAGCTTATCATCAGGGATCGGCACCGGCACCGACACCGGCACCGACGCCGGCACCGACGCCGGCACCCAATGGCGAGCGTTGGTGCGAGGTGCGCAATGCGAGGATCCAGCTTGCCGTTTGCCAGAAGCAAAACGCGTCCTACCCCGCAGGATGCGGGAAGAAGAACTGCCCTTATGGCCCCAACCAAGCAGCATCGAACCCCGTCAAAGAAGGAGACACCATGCCCAAGAAGAAAGCCGCCGAAAAGGCAAAGGCCCCGGCACCGAAACAGAGTGCCGGATTCAACACCCAGTTGAACTACTTCAACCAGGAAGAAACCGTCCCCGCCGATCTGTACCACAACAAGGTCAAGTGCGAATGCGGAAACGTCCGATGGGTCAAGAATGCGGATCTCTTCCAGGTGACGAAGTGCAAGCCCTGTACGATGCGCGAACGCCGCGCCCGCCGCTGGCAAAACAAGAAAGCCCGTATCGCCACTGCGCCCGCTGCGAAGAAGGCCACGAAAGGTGTCGCCAAGGCCCCGACCGCCAAGGTCAAGGGTA